GGAGATTTAAACACCTCGAACGACGGCGATAGAAAGAGCGAGCACGAACGCGTCGAGCATGGTGTTGATGGGCTTGAGCACGGTGATGTGCTTCACGAGGGAACGGTTCCACACGACGCGAAGTAAGAATGTGCTGATGAGAACGGAGAGTACGAATATGAGAAACTCCATGAGCGCGTCAGATCGAGTCCTGGCCTTAGTTACTTCCTGAATCATTTATTACAAACGGATATTTTTTTCTAGGTGGATTACAAATGAAGGGGCTTCTCCCCGTGAGTGGATCCGAAAGTAAGTTCACAAACAGGCGCTGGGGAACGGCGGTTGGTATCGGGAACAATAACTGTTACGCCTATGCCGTGGGTGACTACGAGGCGTATAGGTGGCAAAAGTCCATCCCTGGGGATCGCTCTGGTCTTTCCAATGGGAATCACACCTATACTCACTGCACGGGTCTCCCCAACCGCGTCATATCTGATAACCCCGAGAGGGTCTACAGAGCCAAGGCAGGTGAGAAGTGTAAAAAGGGATACTACAAAGTCATGATGTTTGTTTCGCCTGGGCGTCCTACGAATTACATTCGTCAAGGAGACTTCCACTTTTACAAGCAGCACAGTGTCGTCGAGTATAAAATCAAGCCCGGAGACACGGTAGCTTCTACGGCCAAGTTCTTCAAGGTTCCCGAATCGCGTATAAAGAGAGCTGGTGCGTTTAAGGTTGGTAAGCGTATCGTATTCAGGGCAAACGTATTCAGTCACAAACGTGGGTGGGCTACCGGACCGCTTCTGACTGATGCGAAAGGTAAATCTATTACAGACCCTCGCAAGGCTTCGAGGGATTATCCTGGACTAAACTATGAGAAGTACTGTAGTTCATTCTGTGTCAAGAATACTGGAATCAAAGTCGGCCTGACTCACCCCAAGGTCCGCAAGAATGCTCTCTAGGTCTGGTAAATTTTCGACATCAAAATTGATATCAAATAGGTCTAAGACATCCAATATAGATTCTTCGTTCAAGGACACAGAGTTTGACTCCGCTGTGTAATTGTTTTGAATCGTCACTGTGATTCTAAATGGAGATGCGTCGAATACTTTTCTACAAGTGGGGCATGTATTCTTACCTTGGTCTTTCCATCTCTGTAGACAGTGGGAATGAAATATATGTCCACACCGGATCGGCGGGTTTGTCCTCGTCGACCTGACTTCACCGAGACATATAGAACATGTCGACATTCTATAGGAAGGTTTTAAAGTTTTTTTTGATATTTTGCTCAGTTAGTAGATATCGGGGATCTTGATAAGAGGTTGATCACAAGTGTTACAGTTACCGTTACCTTGTAATTCCTGAACCTTGCTAATGAGCTGAGGACCCTGCTTCTGGAGAAGTTGGCGATACGAGTAATTGTCCTCAAAGGAAATGTTATTCTGTTTCATCACGTAGTTGTTGAACAGCTGAGATGACGAGTTGATGGTGAAACACCTGCCATCGGCCATACCTAGTCGTTGAGACATTTTGTTATTATAAAACTAGAAATTAATTTGCCTGTTGGTGATTGTTTGCATCCAAGATTTAAAACCCTTCTCTCTGAGTTTTTCAATCATAGGTTCACACTTGTATCCCAAGTAAATGTCAAAAATATCAGTCTCATCCGTGCGAGACACCCGAATTTGAGGATTTTCGTTGATGTGTTGATTGATGATGTTGTAGGCGAACGCAATCTCCTTAAGGGTCTCAGCACCTGTGATGATAATCTTACCAGTGCTGAAGATACTGCATGTAATCTCTTTCATATCTTCAGCTGGTTTGAACTTGATTTTGACTGCCGAGTACCGATCAGGTTCGAAGGAAACTTTAAAGATGTCATCATACTCCTCAAACCAGTTAGCAACCTTTATGAGATTGACGTTGTAATTGAGACTGAAGTTGGAATTAATCATGACAACACGGAAGGAATCGACGGGGAGTTCGAAATCCATATTGAGAAACATTTTGAAAATGTAAACAAGTTGCGTGATGACACGTTTACAGTCAAACAGATCACAGCACCCGGCAACTTGGACAGAACCATTTGGGAACACTTTAACAGACTTCGTGCTGTAACTGTCGTGATAGGATAAGGTAACCTGATTGTAAAAAGTGGTCGGCTTCAGTTTCCATTCAAAGCCATCTGTATTCGCCCCCTTACGGTGCATTTTATAAGACCCAATTTCTTCGAAAATGCTACGTAGCTTTTGTATATCGATATTACGCTTAAAGCTGGACACCATCGTTATTGTTGTGACTTTCACCCATGAAGGTCTGGTCTCGTCCGGTAGGGCTTTTCGCATGTCATCGAGAGTCAAGAGGTACGAAAAACTGTTGTTGGCAATGGAAGAATACATTTTGGTAGCATAAATTTCATATTTGATATGACTCACTTAGGTTTAAAGAAACCAATCTTTCTTTATGTAATGACCTCGTTTCTTAAAATTGCAAAATCTGTACACGACGTCGATTCTGATCTGGCATACATTGAAATCACATACGAGCGGTACATGAAAGGCAAGGGATATTCAACATTTACAGACTACATGAACGCTACACCGTTAGGGGATTGGACCATTATTCAGTCGGATAAACAGTCTATTCAATATGAAAAGTTTCTCGATACTATGGTCTCTAAAACACTTGAAGTACGTCAAAGAATGGCTGAACTCGTTCTTGAAAACATTTTAGCATATGAACAAAGTGATCGTATTTATATTCGCATAGCACACGCCACTAAGATTCTTGACCCAACATTCCAACCACCCCGTATAAACATGGAGAGTGCTTGGCATATGGAGTTCATTAAAAAGTTTTGTAAGAAATATATCCCAAATGCTATTCAGGCGTGTACAAATAAGTCTCGTCTCGAGTATTTCTTCAATATCTTGCGTATACTAGAATTAGAGCAATGAAAAAGAGGATGAAAAAGAGACCGATGTAGGACATCCGTTGTTTCCTCGAATCATCAACCTTCACCGGTCTCTTACCGTATGTGAATCCGGTATCAATATTGCGTCGCGGATGCGCATCTTTAAGTATAATACAGGGTCTCCTCTCACCCTCACACGCATTTGTGTTACAAAAGACACTCTTCTCATCCTCAAAAGAGTGTACATTTTGTGGTACTTCCTGGAAATCAGCAAAATTACCCGTCTGTCGCACACCTCCCGGAAGGGAGAAGTCGCGTGAGACAAATGGGTTCACATCATTGATGGCATCTTCATCGTCCAACATAAACTCACTCATAATTAGTATTAGTTCAGATTATATTTCTTGTCCTTCATTTTATATCGATGTTCTTCCCACATCCGATCTAGGTCAACATTTAGCATATGCGCTAATTGAAAGAGGTAACTGAAAACATCCCCCATTTCCATCATCACATCAGTTCCCCGCTCCTTTTTTAGGTTTTGTTTCTTGAATGTTTTCTTGTACTGCCTGATGGCTGATGCGAGTTCACCAAACTCTTCTGTCAGGAGAAGCCAAACTGTATCTACAGCAGCTCGATCCCAACCCTTAGCCTTACATACTTTTTCAGTTTCCAATTTATAGTAGTTCAAACTCATTACTTATGATACCATCGATTCCAATCTTTAATTGATACCAATCTTAGTATTGATATCAATCTTTTTCCCAACAGTGCTAGTATTGATTGGCTGGTCAATAAGTGTACGAGTCGATTCAATATCTCGAGCATACGCGATATACTGGGAAACACCAGACTGAATCTGAGAAAGTGCGGTGTCAATCACTTTAGTGTTCATGTACTTCACCTGTTCGTTGATGCGACTGTGGTGGTCACCCGAGTTGTTGATGAAAACGACGCGCATGATCGCGTACAAGTCATCGGGGTTCTGGTAATCTATGGCGATACCACTCTTGTTCTTGAAGGCCTGACGGATACCCCTCTGAAGAAGATTCTTGTTGAAATCGGAAAAAAACAGAGTGTTCAGTGGAGTCTCACACTGCTGAAGAGAATCGAGGTGGAGATTGTCACACATTTAATATATCCGCCGAAAAAAAAATTGTGTGTAAATAGTAAATGGTGAACTTCGCTGACTTTGATGAAGTATATACCAGCAAGCCCCCAACTATCGAGGAAATTCCATGCAAACCCCCAACCTGCTTCGTAGGATCTTACGCTCCTGTAGCCAAGCCTGGTGAGATGGGTTCCTTTTTCGTGAACACATACCTACTCCAACCCAATCGTAAATTCGAGACTTTTGGAACTGTTTCTGTGAGGAGCAAGGATCTTGAGTGCAGGAAGTAAGTTAAAAATAAAACGAGAACTTTAGATATATGAGGGTCACTAAACGCTCAGGTCGTATTGAGGATATGAAATTTGATAATGTCACCAATAGGATCAAGAATTTGACATATGGACTCTCTGAAAAATGTGACTCGTCTAAAGTTGCCCAGCAGGTTTTTTCATCTCTCTACGATAACATCACTACCCAGGAAATTGATACTCTCTCTGCTGAAATATGCATTGGGATGATCACATCTGATCCTGATTACGAAACACTCGCAACGCGTATTGTTGCGAGTAATATCCATAAAGTGTGCCCCAATAACTTTCACCTGGCCATGCGTAAACTTCACAAGGCTGGTGTCGTCACCGATGAGGTCGTCGAAGTTGCACAACAAGTTAAGACTGCCATAGATATAGATAGAGACTTTGACTTTGGATACTTTGGTCTCAAGACCCTGGAAAAAGGGTATCTCCAGCGCGTTGATGGGAAACTCGTCGAAACACCGCAGTACATGTTCATGCGTGTTGCGATCGGTATTCACGGTACCGATGTGTGTTCCGTACTCGACACGTACGATAAGATGTCTAGGGGTCTCTTCATTCACGCCACACCAACCCTCTTCAACTCTGGTACACCCAGACCACAAATGAGTTCTTGCTTCCTCATCGCTAATAAAGCAGACTCGATAGACGGCATCTACGGAACCTTGACAGAGTGTGCTCAGATCTCTAAATGGGCTGGTGGTATCGGTATGCACATCCACGATATCCGCGCCAATAAATCACGTATTCGAGGTACGAACGGTCAATCTGATGGGATCATCCCTATGCTCCGGGTCTTCAACGCCACGGCACGATACGTGAACCAGGCTGGTCGTCGTAAGGGGTCTATCGCCGTCTATCTCGAGCCATGGCACGCAGATATCATGGACTTTTTGGAACTTCGTCTCAACCAAGGTGATGATGAAGCACGGTGTCGCGACCTTTTCTCAGCCCTGTGGATCCCAGACCTCTTCATGAAGAGGGTCGAAGAAGGTGGTAACTGGTCCCTCTTCTGTCCCGATACGGCCAAGGGTCTCTCGGATGTCTACGGTGACGCCTTCGAGGCTCTCTACACCAAGTATGAGGAGGAGGGTCTCGCTAAGGCGACCGTCCCCGCCGCTCAAGTGTGGAAAGCGATTCTCAGGTCTCAAACAGAGACTGGTACACCATACATGCTCTACAAGGATGCCTGTAACGCCAAGAGTAATCAGAAGAATTTGGGTGTCATCAAGAGCTCGAATTTATGCACAGAAATTGTGGAATTTACAGACAAAGATGAAACTGCTGTGTGTAACCTGGCCTCCATCGCCCTTCCCAAGTACGTGGACAGGGAAACCAAAACCTTCGACTATGAGAAACTTCATGAAGTCACGAAGACTGTCACGAAGAACCTGAACCGTGTCATAGACCGTAATTTTTACCCCGTGGAAACGGCTAGGCGCTCCAACATGAGGCATCGTCCCATCGGTCTCGGTGTTCAAGGTCTCGCGGATGTCTTCATTCTCTGTGGACTCCCCTTCGACTGTGAAGCGTCTCGGCTCATGAACGCACATATCTTCGAGACTATGTACCACGCAGCCCTCGAAGCCTCCTCTGAACTGGCTGAGGTGGATGGGTCCTATGAGAGTTTCGCGGGATCCCCAGCATCCCAAGGTATCATCCAACCAGATATGTGGGAGGGTGAGACTAAGTTCAGCGGTCGCTACGATTGGGACGCTATGCGCGAGCGCGTCAAGACAAAGGGTCTGAGGAACAGTCTTCTCATGGCTCCTATGCCCACCGCCTCCACCGCCCAAATCCTAGGTAATAACGAATGTTTCGAACCCTATACCACAAACATCTATCTCCGACGTACCCTCGCCGGTGAGTTTGTAGTGGTCAACCGACACCTTGTCAATGATCTCAAAAAGGCTGGTCTCTGGTCCAAAGAGATGAAAGATCTCATGGTCAAAGCGGGTGGTTCCATTCAAAACATCGTGGACATTCCAGATGATATCAAGGAACTTTACAAAACCGTGTGGGAAATTAGTCAGAAATGTATCATCGACATGGCGGCGGATCGCGGTCGGTTCATCGATCAGTCCCAATCCATGAACCTCTTCATGGAAAGTCCCACCATGTCCAAGCTCTCCTCGATGCACATGTACGCGTGGAAATCGGGTCTCAAAACAGGAATGTACTACCTCCGCTCAAAGGCTAAGGCTCGACCAATCCAATTCAGTCTCGAACCCGACTGTGTCGCGTGCTCAGCTTAAAGTTTTGTCTGGATATATAGATACATGGACAAGGCACTCGAAAATATCCAAATTAATGAATATAAAAACCGGAAGATTGTCATCTCCACGAAACAGGGAACATCTTTGCGTATTCAATTTCCACGTATGTATATGCCTTTCGGTGTATCAGGGTTTACACCCGAAGTTGGTCCCACGAAGTACAATATCGATTTCGCTATTAAGGGGTATGACGAGGAGGGGAGCTACATGAAAAAGTTTTATGATTCTGTGAAAAGTCTCGAAAATATGATTATCGACGCTGTCGTCAAACAAAGTGAAGTTATTTTTGGGTCTAGTATGACTAAAGAAGAAGTCACACCAATGTTCAATTCTAATCTGAAAGAGATACCAGGTCGTGAACCGAAGTTTAGAGTCAAAGTGGATACAGACTCTGACGATACTATCAAAGCTAGTGTGTTTAACGCGGATAAAAACCCTATAGAAGATGTGGTGACGAATGGTCTCTATGCAAGAAATTCAGGACATGCCATGGTGGAACTGGGCAGTGTGTATTTCTTGAACAAGAAATTTGGGTGTACGTGGAAACTTAATCAGCTCGTCGTCTACGAGCCACAGAATCTTAAGGGGTTCCAATTCGTTATTTAGATTTATTTAAAAGCAATATACTATAAACAGCCTGAGCCTCCTTAAGAAGTTTACCATCAACCCTGGTAAATTTCTTTGGATCCATACCTAATTTTATCTTAGCAATCTTCACAGAAGTTTCCCATTTAACAAGGGTCATCTTTACTTATTATCCCTGATTATTTTTTTGTACGCCTTGGTATTCTTAGCGGGGACGAGGCAAAACGAATCCTTCTTAGCAGCCTTCTCCTTAGCCACTTCAATGAACGCAGCGAATTTGGGGTTGCTCTTGAGGGACTTCTTAGCCGCCTTGCTCGCCGCCTTGGACACGATGCGACCATCCTTCATCATGAGATCCTTCTTCATGAGACCACCAGAGGTCTTATCAGCGTTGCCGTGGAAAACTTCGGCGCGGGAACCAATCATCTTTATCTTACGCTTTGAAAATTTTTTTGATGTCCAGAATGGATATTTTGTCACTCGTCCTGTTGACTGGGATCTGTTTCTCAATTCTCTCATCGTTGAGAACTTTCGAACACACAATAGACTTGTGCCCCTGGAGCGCGAGAATCTCCTCCTCCACACTCACAAAACGCGCACACTCTTTGTAGATCAGTTTTTTCACGTATACCGGTTTGGTTTGACCCGTTCGATGCGCTCTACCAATCGCCTGAAGTTCAGTGGCTGGGTTCCACGATGGACCTGTGATATACACGCGAGTTGCTTCTTGGAGGTTGAGACCTTGGCCCCCAGCTTTGATTTGAATGATGAATATCGCCCCTGGGGCAGCCTTCTTGAACCCCTCAATCTGACCGACCCGTTCATCCTTGTGGATCGACCCATCAATTCGGAACACTTGTCTCGAAAGATTCTCCTGTATATAGTTCATCTCCCCTCGGAATTGACAGAAAATCAAGGTCTTCTCACTGGGATGGGACTTGACCATCTCGAAAAGGGTCTCCATCTTCTTCGAACGTCCAACCCACTTCTCTGCTTGTGTTCCATTCTGTTTAGCAATACCGTCAATGTACATCTGTGGCCAAATCATCGTTTGCCGCGCTCGGAGCAGACACTCCAAAATCACCATATTCTTAGCATTTAGACTTTGAGCATTCCTAAAGGCATCCTGGATCGTTTCCTGTGCCTCAAGGAACACGTGCTCATAGAGGTTCTTCTCATCCGGGTACATATCCAACTCTACATTCTCAAAGTAACACGGTGGTAACCTCAAACGCTCATTGATTTGGGCCAAGTCATCCTTCGTGCGTCTCAAAATGTAAATGTCCTTGATCTTCTGAGTCATACCCTGAACAACAATCTTCGAGAGACCCAAGAATGTACACAGGGAAACGAAATCCTCCATCGAATTGAACACAGGGGTACCCGTCACGATCCATCTGATTTGGGTATGCAAACGACACACACTCTTGAACAACTTTGACTTTTTGTTCCGAATCTCGTGGGCTTCATCCAATATCACACGATCCCACTCGACCCTATGCAGGGATGTAGTCTCCATCGTACTCAGCAACGAATATGGCGCGAGGGTCACATCAGCTTCTTTGCGTTTCCTATCAGGACCGTCAAAGATGTTGATCGTTAGGTTTGGCGCGAATTTGTTGATCTCTTCCACCCATTGGCTCACAATGGACTTGGGCATGACGATGAGGGTACGAGGTTTTGGGTTTCCGAGCATCGTTGCGATTAACTGGATGGTTTTTCCCATTCCCATATCATCTGCTAATATACCTCCTTTTGGTCCGGATGTCTGTTGTTCTTGGCTTAGGAGCCAAAGTGTTCCCTCACGCTGGTATGGGGCGAAGAGGCGACCATTGAGGGTGTTCTTTGCACGATTGTACTGCTCTTCAATAGACATTTTGACTTGACTTTTGGTTTGGGGTTGGGTCACTTAGGTTTCTTAAAAAAGTTTGTCACTTTGGGACAAACTTGCTATGATAGGGAGAATTCAATCATCATTATAGAAATCTTCTTCGGGAAGCATTTCTATTTCACATACAGCTGGTGGTAGTTCCTTTTTCTTACGCCTCTTCTTCTCGTTGGGTTTAGGGAGTTCATCGAGGTGTTCTCGGTAATAGAGAACCTTATCCCAGAATTCTTTCATTTTCGGTAAATTTGTTTTCCACCATTCGGGGTCTCTCTTGACATTGATAACCTGAAACTCCTCAGGTTTCGGCCAATTTGTCTCTGCGGGTTTATATTCTATAAAATCCGCTTCTTCGAGGTCTAAGATTTGCATACATAATTGTAACTGGGGTATATAATGGGTCGGAACCTCTGGCAATATTGCTCTCTGTAGAGGACACTTAATTTCAACCAATTTCCCACTTTCAGTGACACCATCAGGACTTCCACCGAGCCATGTATAAATCGGGTGGGGGACGAGACCTAATTCATGCACGACCTCTCCGTGACGTTGTTCATAGAGTATTCTAGCCTCGTCCTCATACTTTTCACCGTGCTTTGTGGCTGTATTGCCCATAAAACGTGGTCCAATTCCGCACTTCTTGAGTAACAATTCATCTGGCGTTTCGTACTTGTTCACACCTATAGCGGTTGCAGCGTCTGAAGCCGTCAATAGATTACCACGAAGAGCAAGCCACTCCTCACTTTTCTGGGCGGCGTATTCCCTCTCGATTAGAGCCTTAACATTCGGATGCATCTTAGATTAATTATAGTTGTAGTTTTTAACCTCGTCTTTCACGCGGAAGAAATTGAGACAACCGTTCTGTTCGGCTTGTTTCTTACTCTTTGCGACACCCCTAGCAACGAAGCCATTATTGATGTAGATATCAACGTAGAAGAGACCTTCGTAGTGCGCTACAACCCTGTATTCGGGGAGTGGCCAGCTCTGAATTTGGCAATATCGCATTAATTTGTCCTTGAAATTATCATCCACCATGATAGAGTTCATATCGACCATAACCGGATCTTGGTAGATCCTGAGGATAAATTCTTTGGCGTGAAGGAGGCCGATGTCCATGTATAACGCACCTATGAGTGCCTCAAAAACATCCTCAAGGATCTTGGGATTCGTGTTCCAATTGTTCCTTAAACCTTTCTCATCCATGATGACGTACTTCTCTAGACCCAACTTTGTGGCAATCTTAGCGAGGGTCTCGCCACGAACGAGCTTGGTACGAGCTTTCGTGAGGAAACCTTCCTGACGACTTTCATAGCGATCGAACAAAAACTTAGTGATGACAAACCCAAGGACGGAGTCACCAATAAATTCTAGGGTCTCAAACGATTCTGTAAATTGTTTATACTCCTTGAGGGCAGATTTATGGGTAAACGCTTTTTGGTACAAATTAAGGTCCTTTATTTTTGTACCAACAAGTTGTTCAGCGACTTCTTTGGTAAGGAAGGTCACCATGTTTTATTGTATAATGTGTTTATTTTTTAAGCCTCCTTCTTGATGTAGTGGGGTGAGAGGTACTTCTGAAGGTTGAGGTAGGTGACCTGAACGTCCGCAGGAGGCTCGAGGAGGTCGCGAAGCTTTTCGTCGAGGATAATCTGACGGCCGTTATCGGGATGCTTGAGACCCTGCTCGGTGATGTACTTGGTGATGTACTTGGTCACCTCCGAGCGAGAAATGAGCTCACCTTCGGGTAGTTCCATGAACGCGCGTAACTTAGGTGTAATTTCCTGCTTACGGTTGAAGCCGTTGTTGGCGGCACGAGCCTTGGCCTTTTCACCATCAGGGTCATCCTGAGTGGTCTTGATCTTGCGAACAAGTTTGGAGAGGTTCTTGATATCATTGCGAAGGGCGGTGATTTCGGTTTGGATAGTTTCGAAAGACATTATATCTTTCTTAGCGGTGTAATCTTTAAGTCTATGAACAGTAGAAGTATGAGTATGGTAATTGCTACTAGTATAAATGTTGATACTTTCTGGGGTGTGAAAATCGCAGCTTGATCGGGTTTATCTATAAAACGGAACGGAATTGAACCCGAACACCCACCAGCGCAGCAGTCTTTGGGACACGGTAGAACATTCGGACCTTTCCTGACTCCACAAAATTGCTCAGCTTCACCTTTATAGGCGAAGCATCTACAGTTCTCGATCACGTTGCAGACCATTTTATTATATCACAATATAATAATGGATGACCAGATTTATTCGAAGCAGGTGATTGATAAATTCATTCAAGATAACCTATTTTTCAAAGATGAAAAACTGAAAAAATATTTCGATAGGAACGCCCAAAGAGACCTTGGGAAGTTCAGGTCGCGCGTTCATACTACATACAAGTCTAAAAATTTTGAAAAGGTTATGTATGTTTTCGTGACCGACTCCATTCGTGATATCATCATAAACACTGTGGGTGATTTGACCGAGTATATGAAACCTATGGGAGAACTTATCATCAGTGGTGGGGAAGCTTTCAACTTATACACAGAGTATAAGGATCGCATCATCACCACTGATATAGATGCGAAGTTTGTACCACGTCTTCGCGTGAATCGTGAATATTTCGGAAAACTCCAAGCCACTAAGCTCATGCTTTGGAATAAATTGGGAGAAATCGCTAAGCGTCTCAATTTGAGAATCAAGAAGAGAATCCTTTCTATGAAAAAGAAACACCCAAAACTTTTCAGGTTTTTGGGTATACGTTTCAAAAACACGGGGCCATTCGTGACGAGGAGGTATACCCTCATCAAGAAGAAGAAAACGAGCAATAATAACAAACATGGTAAAGGTGATGTGTTCATCGATGTTGAACTATTCGCCCTGGATCTTAACATTCGTTTCTTTTCACCTGCATCTGAACGGGTTGAAGATTTCACGATAGGTGGCATCTTAGATATTCCATTCATGCGCCCTAATGAGTTTGGGTATGAAGTTGTTTTATCGAGACGAAGTGGTATTACCTATCGGAATTTAAATACGGGTAAACTTGTCACCGACAACAGGATATACATCGCGAGCAAAGAGTTTCTCCTCGAAGACATTTATCTCATGCAAAAACTGAATCTTCGTCCAGAGAAGAAGGAAAAGGATCGTCAGAGAATGGTAAAGTTGGCACAATTGTTTGATAAACGCGTGAAGATTTCAGACTCACTCGATGATGTATTTAAGCGGGTCAAGAGTAAGATCGTCAGGAAAGCATCTGTGGTGAAGAAGAATGCTAGAGTTCCCATGAATGCAGCGAAAAAGATTGATCCATACAAGTACAAGAACTTCACGACGAAACCATCACACGAAAGGCTCTCTAAACAAATTGTTCATGGTTTGAAACCTGTCGTGAAAAATACGAAAATTGAGGGATATATGAATTCATCAGGTAATAAGCGTTTCAACTTGAAGACACAAAAATGGGTGAATGTGAAGAACAATTCGTATGTGAAAAATGAATATACTCTCAGACCGGAAAAGGCTATAAGACTCCCCACGGATATGAACATCAGCAAAACCCTCTATGGATACAAACCCAGGAGAAACCAGTGGATACCAAAAGATTTACTGAATAAGTCAGCAGCCATCCCTTTTGTTGGTTTAAAGAAATGAAACGTACTACATACATAAATGATCTACAACACTCCTGTTAAAGGTGAAGATGGTCTCTACTTCGTGAAAGCCCTCGATGACACTAAGCGTAAGAGTTTTATTCAGTTGAATGGCGTCACGATTGTGGATGTCTCAGGTGAAGTTGTCATGGATGTCGTATCAGAGGTGAACATCAGGAAGATTGGGGATATCGATACCAAGAACCTCGAGGCGGCTCTCGAGAATTGTGAGACTTGGTTCGGTAAGCAGATGTCCGATACTGTCATCCGGGGTGCCTACACCCCAAGTTTGAAGGATGGTCAGATTACAGGCGACCACCTCGATGTCACCAGGGTTTTCAGCGCGCAGCAGGAACCGGTCGACTTTGAGACGATTAAGCCGGGGAAGACTTGTGACGTCATCCTTGAATTTGCGGGTCTTTGGTTTGCTAAGAAGGCTTTCGGGTCGACCTGGAATATTGTCCAGGTCAGGGTTCACGATGACCCAATTGTGGACACTTACCCAGCCGAATATGCTTTTGTCGAGGATGAAGAATAAAAAATTTGTTAACAGTATATAAAAGATAATGAAGGGTCGTAACCAAAACATCCTTATGTTGGTCGCCGTAGCTGCTCTGATTTTCCTCCTTTTCACAATGAACTCCAAGTCTGCTTACTCCATCAACGAGTACGACTATGCTGCGTTCGCTCCTACGTCCGGCCCCGCTACTGGCCCCGCTACTGGTCCCGCTACGGATACTGTGTGTGGTGGTATGAACAAGGGTACCGGTCTCGCGTCCTCTCTCCTTCCCCGTGAGGTTGCCTCCGCGGAAGACTTCGGTCAGTTTGCCCCAGATGATATCCTCTCGGGTCAGAATTTCCTCGAGCCCCGCTCGCAGATCGGTTTCCCCGAGACTGTCGGTGGTGCCCTCCGCAACGCCAACCAGCAGATCCGTAAGGACCCCCCCAACCCCAAGGATCCCTTCGTGTGGAATAACTCTACGATCGTCCCTGACCTCATGCAGCGTAGTTTGTGCGCTTAAAGATTACGTTTTAGTATAAAATAATAATGTCTTCCGTTTCACCTGACCTCTCCGAGAGTGTATCTAAACTCGTAGAGCTCACCAAACAACTTATCGAGGCTAAATCGGATATCAAGATCTTGAATCAGGAGGAGAAGCGTCTCAAAGAGAATGTGAAGAAGCACATGGTTTCTCAGGGGATTGACACTATCAACCTCCGGAAGGGTAAAATTAGTATTCGCAAAACGGTCAGGAAGGGTAGTATGAACAAAAATGCCATCAGGGATGGTCTCATGACCTTTTTCGGTGGAGATGAAACTAAGGTTGAAGGAGCCCTAAATGCCATTAAAGATGGACTTAAAACGACAGAATCGACTTCGTTGTCGTTAACCGGTATAAAAGATAAACCCGAGAAAGAAGATAAGTAACGATGGTTTGGAGCCAGTACGTAGACGAAGCGACTATTGGTTTTGACGCATATGTCAGTGACGACGATGAATTTATCGACGACACTCCTCTGAATATTGAAGACTGGGAAGTCAAATATTCAAATGAACTCAGGCACATGTGGAACACAATCAATACATTGATGTATGACGCACACATAGAACACTCAGGAAAGTTTTGTGATTTTGTAGAATTTTGTTTTAAGGAACATGATTCATATCACGAACGCGTGACCTGGGAATACCAGGAGCAGACACGTTGGTTTGAGGAGAGACTCACACACATCTGGAGAAGTCTTAGGCGAAATGTAAATGATAATCATCTTCATGAAGAAATGATAAGAGGTGCATCCTTCAATCACTTCGCCGACTTTGCTAAAAATTATATGTGCATATATTAAATGTTACCCGATATCACTTCCCAGAAAGTTGCCATCCCCGCCGCTCTTTTTCTGGCGCTCAGTCCCGGTGTTATTCTGACCACTGATGGTTCCAAGATGTCTTTCAGAAATGGTAAGACTGGTCAGACTGCGGTGTTCTTCCACGCACTTGTCTTCTTCCTTGTGTACAGCCTTGTCGCCAGGGCGATGGGTCTCGTGCTCACCAAGACTGACCTGCTCGTGACCACTGCGCTCTTCCTCGCGCTCAGCCCCGGTCTTCTCCTGACCCTCCCCCCTGGTTCGGGTGGTGTCTTCCGATCGGGTCAGACCAGTCTCGAGGCGTCTCTGACACACTCGATCGTTTTCGCGGTTGTCTTTGCGCTTTTGCGTCGTCAATTTCCTCAGTTCTATTAAGTAGGAAAATGAAGTATCTCATTCTCGGTCCAGCTTCAATGGGTATATTCTCACTCATAGGTTCTTTAAAGGCTCGTGAATCTGGGCTAGCTGATGTGAAAGAAATTTCAGGGTCATCGGCCGGTGCGATTTTAGCTTTATTCTTAGCACTGGGAATGTCCATCGATGAAATTTTAAATGTATCTTTGTCTCTCGATATCCCCAGCTTTGTTAAAATACGCATTGGCTCATTTTTTAACAAATTTGGTTTTGTTGATATGGGTCCTATTCGTAAAAAGTTTGTGGACATTTGTGGTCGTGATCCAACATTTAGTCAGTTGGATATGAAAATATATGTATCTGCATTTTGCATGAATACATCAGAAACAGTCTATTTCTCACGGGATACACACCCACACATGAAGGTCATAGATGCAGTGTGTATGAGTATGGCTGTACCCTTTATATTCGCATGTGGAACATACAGTGGAATGACGTACGTGGATGGTGGTATGAAAGAAGAGTATCCATTGACTCCATTCTTCGATAAAAAGCCACATGAAATCACATGTATGAAAATCAGCATGGATCGCGTCTATCAGGAAAGTGTTGATACACCTAAACAGTTTGTCGAGACACTCGTGCGTTCAGCGTTGTCGAATCGCACCGTTTACAACACACCAATCGAAATTATAGATATTAATGTTGGAAACGTGAATGTTTTTGATTTCAGCATGAGTTATGAAGAAAAAATACGATTATTTAACTTGGGATATACTTTTTTATCAGCCTAATATAAATGGATGTGGAGACATTCAGGGTAAGGCTGACTGAACTTCCTTACCTGACGAGAACCGATATAGCTTCTTATCAGCAAAGGTCCACATATAAAGGTGTGAATCTCAGTGAACTTTTACGCAAAGCCCAGCAGATGGATGCGCGGCGGAAAAGTTTGAAAATTCAAGAGAAGGTTCAGGAATTTAAAAATCGGGTACCGAGACCTGATGATGTATACAATCGCCTCGTGTCAAAAATCACACCTGATACCGATCTCTCTTTACTGAGACAAGAGGCTGAACAGATCATAAAAAAACGAAACGAACAACAAAATAATCGTTTCAAAATTGGATTTTTTAATAGTATCAGGAAATTAGATTTAAATAAAACGAATGTGAATGCTCTCGTAAATCGTTTAAATCGCGGTGAAGATCCAAGTATACTGATTCGAGAAGCGTATAAATTGCAACAAAATCGAAAATTAAAGAAAATTTCAAATGAACGTACATTTCTAAAAAATGCACTGAATCGTATAGGTATCGATCAACCCAATAGAAATAGTATACTGATTAGATTCCAACCAGATAAACAGGCGGTCGCACAACTCATCGAAGAAGCGAAGCAGATAAAAGCGCAACGTAACCGAGAAAATGTTGAATCGGAAAAAAGAAAACTCACCAAATTGGTTGGTACTCTCGGTGTCAATGGAAAACTTTTAAATCAGATCAAGGTTGTGAATACGAAGAGTGGTGCGATGGCTTTGAAAAATATAATTAATAACACTGGACAGACTGTGAAAAATAAACAGATTGCGACTCGTAAATTAAATCTCATCTCGTTGACGAAAAACATGGGAATGTATTCTCAATTCGCCGGACAGATCACAAACATTGAAACATTGAAAGATGCGGATGTGGTACAGGTTACTATTAGAGAAGCTGCAAAAAATAAACTTTTGGAAAATGCTTCAAATATCGGTGATTTTACAAATAGGATCTCATCTATAAGGAATATTACTCAGCTTTTACCGATGAAACAACTCATCGAACAGGCAAAACTCGAGAAGAATCTCATAAAACAAAAAGCAGAGTCGAATAAACTTGAAAATTTGAAAAAAACATTCTCGTTTGAGGTTCAACTCGCTCGTATTCCAAATGATAGGAAGAAACTCTTCTTAAATCGACTCAAGTTGAAAAACGTCAACATCCCCAAATTGACAAATAATCTGAGTACCCTCGTAACAAATGTAAAGACACAACAAAAACAGAAAAATGTAAATGAGTTGAAAAGGTATACGACAACTTTCAATATTAACGCATCCCCATTTATTCAGGAGTTTCAGACTTCCAACATTTCCCTCAATGCGGTGAAGAAGAAGGTTGACGAGGTTGTGAAGAAGAAAAAAACCTTGAAAGAGATGAAGAATGCATTGAATGGACGAATTAGGAAAGCATCACTTAATCAGGGATTTACTGAAAAACTCGCTAATGTAAATACAAAGAATAATGCACTTTTACTGAATAAAGAGATTAATAAAGCATACGAGATAAAGCTTAAAACGAACAAAAAGGCACTTTCTAACATAACGATTGAATCGGGTTTAGATGCGATGACTGGTATTAGCTCTATCAAAAATATCAACACTTTGAAACGAGAAAATCAAATACTCAAAATTCAAAGTAAACTCAAACTCGAACAGATGGCAAAACGTCTCGGTGTGAATGTCCCTGTCCCAAATGTACAAACAGTTAATAATGTGAAGAATGTAAAATCTAAAATCACGAATACGTATGACACGAAACAAAAACAAATGAAAAATCAAAACAATCGTAGACGAAGATTGGAACGCGCGAACTTCGAAGTCTTTTTAAACAGGTACAGTCAGATTCTGACACAAAATGAACGAAATACGTTTTTAAATTATTTCGACAAAGGTGCCGATCTAAAATTACTTAAAATAAATATTAATAATTATGCCACACAAAAGAAGAATATTAACTTGAACTATAAAGTGAATACCATTCGAACATTCTTATATTCACTGGGTATGGATCCTAAATATCAAAATAGTTTTGTAAGCCGTGTCGTTGCAGGTCAGAATATCAACACGGTAAAGAAAGATAGTAAATTATTCATGGTACGGTTTCTCGATTACCTCAGACGCAGTAACGCGGATAAAATGTTAGAATTTTTAAAAGATCTCAAAATCAAACCCCAGAATGTAGACCGAGTCATGAAGAAGTTTGCAACGACATACATTAATATAAACACACTTAAGAACGAGTCTAAAAAAATCGAAAATATGAGAAATTATGGTAACTGGGTGGAAACAAATGATGAATTTTTAAACTTTGTCGATAAATTACCAATCGATCCAGAGGATAGTGTTAAAATTAAATCCAGTTTTGATAGTGATTTAGTAAACTTTAACACGATTGTAAATTCAGTTATTAACACGGCGCTCAATACTCAAGATGAAAAATTGAATGCTATCCGAGGTGAACTCATGACCTACATCAATAACCACAAACTTAACGCGTATAACAAACGAAAACTCATGGAAAAATTCAACACCAACACCAACACCAATACTGAAAATCGTTTTACAAAAATGAAAAACCGTATGATTAATCTGAAAAATGAAGTCAATGAGATCAAGAAAAGGGTGTTGATTGAAGAGGGTGCGAAAAAACGTAGAGAACAAATGAACTATCTCAATACATTTAAAATTCTCACAAACCAAGAAAAGATGTATCTTTTATCAAAGAATAATTCTCAAATTAAGAATTATCATAATCGCCGCAAGCGAGAACTTCGTTATAAACTACACCGTTACATTATCGATAAATTGGGTATGACCATGGATGACCCCAAAATTGCTAAAATATTCGAAAATTTTGATATGAACCCCGAAAAAATTAACGAATATGCACAAAAAGCTACTGAAATTAGAAAATTAAAAGATCAAAAGAATCGTCTTAAGAGTAAAACAAGTAACGATAAAATTTTAAACGAGATTGATGAAATACAAAATATAGTCGATGTAAATAGAATTAATCGTAAAATCAATACCAATTTCATGATCAAAATGAAGAAACAATTAGCAGATTTGGTACTAAACTCTAAGATGAATATCAAATTAAACTTATCGAAGATTGAAAATCCACAACAAATTAATGTAATCATGTCTAATATCAAAAAGGTCTACGATACTAAGAGATTTGATGAACTTCAACAATTAAAAAAATTGGTGGTTGGTCTCACTCCGCAAAAGCAGAATGAAATTTTACAAGAGTTTACCATTACGGATACACCACTCAAAACCTCTATGAAGAAGGTTACAGAAATCCAAGCAAAGATGGCAGAAGATAAGCATAAAATGGAACGCGATCTTTTACACGTATTCATGAAAAATGAACTTTCGCTGTTACCAAAAGATATAAATGATTTACTCACAGAATTCAACACGATCAATAATCTGCAACAAATGAAAGCGAAGGCGATGCAAGTGAAGAAGAAACGCGTCGACGAACAGATTTTGGATAATCGTTTAAAACTTGTAAAGAGTATCGATAGTATGAACCTTTCAAATGTAGATAAAAAGTCAGTCCTCGCAATGTATGACAAAAAACCTAATAGTGTTATGTTATACGAAACAAGTGCAAAACAATTAAGTGAGACAAGGAAAAAGGAATTAAGAGATAAAGAGACTGCAAATCTCACAAACCTATTGAATTCTCTTAAATTATCAGAATCAAATTCCAAACAAATCCTAAATAGTTTCACGAAAATGGCGAATTCTAAACTAGCAAAAGCTAAGGGGGAAGCGATTCGTCTCCGCAAAAAGAGAAACAATGAGAAATTATTAAACGCTCTCAAACCACTTTCATTATCGGAAAATGTCCGAAAACAATTACTCGCTAATACAGATAACGTAAATGTAGTCATAAATAAAGCTAAATCTCTGAATGCAAAACAAAGAAGTCAAAATATGACACAAAATCAACTGAGAACATACATCGCCTCTAAGAATCTTGGAAATAAGGCTACAAATCTTCTTAACCAGGTCAATACTATGACAACACAAGAAGATGCAATATATATCAGGGAAAAGGCGGATCAGTTGAAGAGTAAATTGGATGCTTCTAAAATTGGTAAAAAAAGAGAAGAACTTTCCCAGTACATGAACACGATCAATCTGAATCTTGCACAGAGGAAGAGTTTACTACAAAGTATCACAGGTAATACGAATGTAAATGCCATCAAGCGAAGTATTCAACAGGGCTTGAATACCAAAAACAAAACGGAAAATGCATTCGTAGAAAGACGAACTAAACTGAAACTTTATATCAATACCCTCAACCTTCCAAATTCCAAAAAACAGAATTTGTTGCGTATGCCGGGTGACGTAAATACAATAAAAAAACGTGCTCAAAATGCTGCGAATCAATTAAAACGAAAGCGGGTTGTGCAACAGAAAAATGCACTCAAAATCAAAAACGCAATTAGTGCCAAGAAAGCACAGAACAATAGGAATGTGGTCAGGAGTATTCAAATAGCTAAAAGGCGTAATACGAGAATTAAAGCACGGGAACACTTGAAGTCTTTGAAACGGGTGGTGACTTTAAAGGATAGACAGTTGTTACAGCAGTTGAACTACGGTCGTATCACATTACCGAAATTCAAAGAAATGACATCCAGTATATAAGAATAAAATTTCAGGTGTTAATACTTTTTTTGTTAGTTTAATATATATGATAGATACATGCGATCCGGACGCGGATGTGTCTACACTCAGGAAGCTCATAAAGATGAACACTGGGGAAACCATTAAACTCACAAAGGAAGAAATATGTGATGTCTACCAAGACATTCAACTTGGTAATATCCCGTTTCCACCATTGGTCATGAACTCAACGAAGACGTATTTGTTAGATAAAAAATCACCTCTGACATACAAAGACTATGAAATACTCTTCAAAGCATCGTCGAAACGTAGTGATCTCAGGAAAATTGCTAAAAAGGTTGGACTTGTGGATGTAGATAAGTTAATTAAATATGACCTCATTTCCGCTATAGGTAAACGTCTAAGATATATGAATATACATGAACCTATTAAATTTTCTAAGAAACGAACTTTGGTTAAGAAAATTAAAGAGGAATCCATGAATAACCTTGGCGCGGGGAACAATCTTGATGCGGGGAACAATCTTGGCGCGGGGAACAATCTTGATGCGGGGAACAACCTTGGCGCGGGGAACAATCTTGATGCGGGGAACAACCTTGGCGCGGGGAAAAATGTGGGATCATCGGGGAACAACCTTGGTGCGAGGAACAACCTTGGTGCGAGGAACAATGTGGGATCATCGGGGAACAACCTTGGTGCGAGGAACAATTTGGGATCATCGAGGAACAACCTTGGTGCGAGGAACAATTTGGGATCATCGAGGAACAACCTTGGTGCGAGGAACAATGTGGGATCATCGAATATACCAAAGGCGATTAACTTCAGTCGCCCAAGCTTTACTAGTGAAAGTGTGTCAAGAGGAGGAGGTATTTCGTTTCCAGAAGGTGGACTTTTTATGACTGGTAGTAAACCAAAGTTTTTGGGTGGAGATATACCAGGAGCTATTAAAACAAGCTCTATTTTTGGAGGTATACCGGCAGCTCTTAAAAGAATCTCTATTTTTGGAGGTACGAATAAAAATTTCGTCCGCGCCAATACATTTAAGGGAAGCAAACCAGGGTTCGTGTTCAAGACTGATAATAAAGGTACGGGGTATTACAAAAATGAAGGTTCTACCGTTCCTTTCCCGA